CATCGTCGGAAAAGTATTTCGGAAAGAGACGCCGTAGCGCCTGGGGTTTGTAATTAAGGTTCTCGACGATGGCTGTAAAGCCGCCCGATTCATGCGCGCATTGGGCGAGGAAGGCCGCCATGCGCTTTGGGGTGTTGATATCGTAATCGGGGAAGAGTTGGGTGAGTGCGCGGTGCCAGTACTCGACGTATTTGTTCTGCGGGATGATCTGACGGAGTTGGGTTTCAGTAATCATTGACCGTACATCCTTTCAATCTGTATTTCACGCCGCAATTGTTTCATGCGTTTGACTTCCGCGACGGCCGCTTGTGTCGCGTTGTACATGTCCCAGTACATGAACGCCATGACGGGCATTACGATAAAAAAGCACAGTAAAACGGCCATAACGGTTGCTAGTAAGCCCCAAGGGACATCTTCATTGTCGCGCTTCTTGTCGTTAGCCACATCAGCCCCACCGCCCACGTTACTACGAAAACGACTGCTGAAATCCATACCACCCTGGCTCTTAGTTCCGCTATTTTTCTTCTGCGTCGCCATCTCGCCATCTGGATAAGTTTGAGTTCTTCTGCGTGCGCCGCCTCCTGCTCGGCTACGATGGTCTTCCACATCTCTTCGAACTTACTCCAGAGCGCGCCTAATTCTGGCGGGCTGCGGTACACCATCGTCTCGCGTATTTCCGTCAACATCGCGTCTAGGCGCGTCGTGATGATGATCCGACGCAACGCCCGACGACCGATGCTTTCCTCACCCTTGTATACCTTCTTGCCAGCCACTTGCTCGGCCAACAGCGCCTTGCTCAACGCGTCGTAGTTGTCCATCAACGCGCCTAACTGCTCGCCGATCTCGGTGAAGACGTCGTTCGGATCAGCTTTGGCGATCTGCTGAACGCGCTGCACCTCGGCGTTGTACTGCTGTTTCTGTTCGACTGTCGGATTAGTGAGCTTGTTGAACTGCTCACGCAAATCCTTCAGTACGTCGGACACCTCGCCGCCTGCGCTTTTGATGTCCTTGTAAAGCTGACAGCCCTTCTTGACTGCCGCGACCGCAGCATTGGCAGCAGCAAGAAGGGTTAGCGGGTCAATTTATTCCTCCAACAATCCGCGATTACGCATCTCCTGCTCAATCTCCTGCATAGTAGGTTCGGCAGTCGGCGCAGGCATCAACCCGCCTTCATCCTCAACTTCTGGACGCTCGGTGCCAACCATCGGGCCACCACGCGCGCCGGTAATGGCAATGCCTTCACCAAGTTTGCGAACCGCGTTATACGCCTTCTCACCTTTTGTCTTGCCTTTAGCCAGATCAAGCAACAGTTTGCGGTTGTCACCTTCAAACAGAACTTTAGTGAGCGCCTCGGGGCTCATCAAAGTCGCGTTTACGAAAGATTCGATTTCCTTAGCAATCAAACCTTGCGTGGCTGTCGCGCCTGCGCCGCGCGACAAACTGTACGCCGTCCCGGCGCCAATACCCGGCGCGCCGGCTGGCGCTTCTTTTGCCAACACTCGCTGCATGTACCTAATGGCCAACTGAGCTTCTTGCAAATCGGCAGGATTTGGAAACAGCGCCGCCAAGTCGCCTTTTTTCTCCAACGCTCTTAGTGTGTTGGCGACGCTTACTTTCGGGTCTAACGCCGACCCTGACGTGCGGCCGCTAGTCAGAATGTCATCCATCGCGCTGCGACGGACGGTGTCCAGCACTAAGTTAACTTGCGGGTTAGGGTGTTTTTGTAATACATCAACTAAAAAATTGCGCTGCGATTCAGGCAACTTCTTAAGTTTGGTTAACACTTGCTCTGGCACCAACTCCGTGACATTGGCGACATCAAATGCTTTAGTCAGCGGGCGATCGGAAAACTCTTCGATGCGGCGGATATTGGTCGCAAAGTTATCGCGCGCCTGTACCAGCTTGTCTGCGCCAGGCACTTTATTGGCAATTGCCTGATCTAGCGATTCTTTGAAGCCGCGCAGCACATTCATAGCAATGCCTTTGGCCTTGCCTGGCGCTACACCTTCAAAAATATTGCTACCGCCAATCGTGGCTTTGCCCGAGTACGCTGCGTCGCCCCACAAGGCTAAGTTATCTTGCAGGCGCTTGATGTCGATTGATTTGATGACATCGGGCGTTGCCGGTGTCACAGTGACGCTGGCTGGCTGGCCAGTCGGGCCAAGCACCGCCGACGTAGTCGTTGTCGCAGGCTTACCTGGCTCAACGTATTCCGTCAGAATCTTATCTAGCGACGAGCGCAGTTGCGCGAAACCAGGCTCTTCTGGCGCAATGCTTGCCAACTGCTGGCGTACTCGATCAACAACCGGTGTCGTGTCAACCATACCGCCAGCCGTTTTCGCTGCACGGAAGTCTTTATTCGCGTCGCTGCGCAACTTAGACGACAGTGCTTTGCCGTAGTTGCTAAATGCGTCGACCACTGCTTTGGTCGTGGCTTCCGCACGCGGTAAAGTAACCGGCGCGCCAGCCGAACGCTGGAACAATCTATCGAGAAAACCTTCTACGTCAATTGCTTGGCCTTGACGGAACGCGATAGGCGCTTGGCCACTGCGTGGCGATGCTTCTGCGCGGGCTTCGATAGCCAATTGTGGTCGGTCTACGGCGGCTTCGCCTGGCGTCAAACGGCCGACGCGCAACAGCGACTGCGTCTCAGGTACCGACGGCATTGTTACGTTAGGCTGCGTCATCAATCGCTGCGCGCCAAGATAGGATGCTTTAGCTGCATACGGCGTCATGCCAAGCGCGAGCTGCGCGGCGGGGCTATCAGGCGCTACTTGGCCTGCAATAAGCCCAGTAGTACCACCGACACCAAACTCGCCAGCAACACCGGTACGGGTGCGGCTAAATAAGCCTGGCACACCGACGGCGGTTAACGCAGCAGCAGGCGCGCCGGCAGAGCTAAACTCATACGCGCCGCGATAACCAGGAATCTTCAGTAAATCAATGCCCGTCAGATTCTTAACGCCGCGTGCAATGCCGGCAGACGAAAACGCGCTGGGGTCTTTACTCTCTTTCAGGTAATCGTACAGATTGCCCCAGCCGCCAAGAATGTCGATGATGCCCATCGGCGCGCCCTTGAACAGGGATTCGCCGAACTTCTTGAACTCTTGAAGCGTCGTGCCTTTCTCATCCATTACCGAACCGGTGCTGGTAAGAAGCCCGCGGCTACGCATCTCGGCTTCAACTTCCTCCATCGTGGGTGCTTGAGCCATTATTTAGCCCCCTTACCTTTGTTATATAAGTTGCGTAATTGCTGATCAGTTAATTCTGACGCGGGGCTGCGTGAAGATTGTTTGACGATCGGTATAGTCGGCTTGTAGCCTTTCAAACTATTGTTTTGGCGTGCATAGTCTTCTAAACGAGTAGTTTCTTCAATGATCGCATTATTCTTTGTCACCAAGAAGTCAAGCAACTGCCTACGCGCTTGCGCACTGTTTTCAAGCTGAGGTATCAGACGCTGGATGAAGTTACGATCTTCGTTAGAGAAGCCCGCGCCCAAACGGCCGCCAAGCGTTGCAAGAATGATGTCGCCCGCAACTTTTTGGTAATTTTCAGACCGCGATAATTTATCCGCGTCTGCGCCGCTGACTAACCCCAACGTACTAAGGAAGTTAGTCGCGCCTACACGGCCGGTAGCAAAACTACCGCTGATCAGACCTTGATTATCGAGTCGAGTAAGCTCTTTGAGTGAGTTGATAGCGGCGATAGAGTTATCGCGAGTAGCAAGTGCATCATCAACACGTTTAGCATCAAGCGCGCCTAATTTCTCTGCAAATGCCGTTTCAGCCTTCATAGATACGTTGGTGACTGTTTTTGACCTCGTATTATCTACGCCGCCAATATACGGCTGACGCATTTGTTTGCCGTCTGGGCCTTTAACATAGGTAAATAGCTCATCTTTATTTTTATCGATAAAGACAGGTGCATTAGTTCCAATAGCAACGCCTACTTCGCTGATGTTCGCGCTAGGTTCTTTTGTTTCTTTGGTGGTTAACCGTTGTAACTCTGTATCGATAAACGTGTTGTAATCCGCCGATCCTGGCTTTAGACCTTTTGCTGCCGCGCGGCGTTCAGCAATTTCGATATTATCTGGCGTCTGTTTTGACGCGCCACTTACAGGCAACGACGCCAACGTATCTCTGGCCAATTGAAGTTTTGCGTCGCGGTCTGGCGATGCGTCCATAGCTTCTAACATGCGTATATCGCGCTGTAGCGTCGCGCGCGCTTCCGCCACTTGCAATTCTTTCGGTATAGCGGCAGCGCGCTCTTGACGCGTGCGCTGGGCTACCAACGCAGCATCGGCTTGCGCTTTGCGACCGTAGTCGGCTAGCGTCAATGCACCTTGCTGATCGCCTGCATCGGCAAGTTGTCGAGCGGCGGTGAATATCGACTCGGGATCGGCCAAGTTGATACCTTGAAGCGCCGACTGCCGCGCGGTAATCATGCGCAACTGTGGGTCTTCCGCGCCCAAGATGCCGGCCAAACCTTGCCCAAACCGCTGACCCGCACGGATCGCGTTGAACCGGATGCTCTGGTACGGATCGAGTTGCGCCAACTCCGCCGCCTGGCGCTGCATCATCAAATCGCGTTGCTGCTGGTACTGTTCTGGCGAAGTAAACAGCCCTAAGATGTCAGTAGTAGCCATAGCCTTGATTCCTTGGTTCATAGCCTGCTGGGCGGGTGAAATAGTTAGTGGCAAAACTTTCTGGAACGTTTTCACTCCTTAACTGCGTTTGATTGTAGGCTGGAGTACTGCTACCACCAAACAGACCTCTTAACTCCCGGCCTAACGTTGCTGTTAAATCTTGATTAGAGCCAAGTCCTTGCAAGAATGAAGCCGTTGGGTTCAACATAGCCGCTTGCATTTGAATATCCGCTGCACGTTGACCGCCGCTTAACAGTGCTTGCGCGCCTGCTGGCGATGCTTGACGGCCGCCCAGTTGCGCACCGATATCCAATGGTTGCTGGCCAAGCGCCTCGATGTCGCCTGCCGCGCCAAGGTAGCCTTGGAACGGTGCAAGTGAACCAACCAGACCGCGTTGATACCCACCCAGCAAATCAGCGCCAGTGCCAAACAGCGTGGTGCCGAAAGCTAATTGACGCTGGCCTTGCTCCTGCGCTCTAGCCGCCAACTCGGCATCCTGTTGCGCAAGCGCGTTGTAGTACGCCTCCATCTCAGGGTTCGTCGCGCCAAGTCCAGCGCCGCCACCAGGACGCAAACCTGTTGCGCCTACTGACAGACCTGTGCGGCCTGTTTGGAACTGCTGATTACGCAGCTCGGCTAAAGTACGTTCGCGTTGCGGTGCCAAAATATCGAGCTGCGACGTCATGTAGCGTTGTGCAACTTGTTCTGGCGACTCGGCCAGATAGCGCTCACCTAACTGAAACAATCGGCCAGAGGCATCTGTCAACGGCGCGTATAAGCCTGGCGCAGCAGCCGCCAGATTTAAACCTGTCTCGCCACCTAACCCGAGTAATTCATTTTGAAACGCGCGCAACTGAGGGTCTAAAGTGTATTCAGCCCCAGACACGCGGCCGTCTGGGCCATAAGTAAATTGGCTACGACCAAAACGTGTCGTGATACCTACCGGCCGAAAACGCGCTTCTTCCGCTGCAATGCGTGCGGCGGCTATATTTGCGTCTGCTGCCGCCTGCGCCGCGCGTTCAGCGGAACGCGCTTGCATCCGGCTGCCAAGTAAACCGCCTCCGGCAGTTATAAGCGCTGCACCGATAGGCATGTCATTCTCCTTTAATCAACACGTTGTCCACTTTGGCTGGGTCTTTTTCATCAGTCGCGTGGATGCAAAACCAAACACAATCTTCAATAGCTTTCACGCCGTGCGTGACGCCTGCCTTAATTTCTAAACACGCTGGCGCGTGAATAATCTGAATTTCATCCCCTACCAATACTGCTACCTTACCTTTAGCCAGAATCGACAGGTGGCTAAAGTCATGCGTGTGCTTCAATATGGCCTGCCCCGCCTCAACACGAATCTCTTTGGCGTACAGCCCATCAGAAAAATGATGGATCAACTGCCGGTCAGGTAGCGTGTCAGTAATCATGCAGTCCGCTTCCACATATAGACAACAATGTACGGCGGTAAGTTAGCGTTCGTTCCAGACGAACCTGTTGAGTTAACAGAAACACCTGTTGAGGCAGTCGCTGTAGTAGTATTAAAAAATAAGTTTGAACCAGCTCCGGTGTAATCGCCTGCTCCTCCACCGACGGGTTGCCTTCTAGATAAAAATTGATAACTTGACCCGTTTGCTGGATTATGTGAGTGTTCGGGGTCATTAACAGTATGCGTATGGCTTACAACGATTGCATTTTTAGAGCCGCCAGTTTCTTCTACAGTATTAAAAGAAGTATCCCCAGCGTCTAAACCAACCATAAATCTACCGGCACCAAACGCTGTCCAAGTGCCAAACCCTAACAACGTGCCAGGGTTTGTGCTGCTTGTTGCATTGGTATAGATAGAACCTACCGGGTATAGCGAACTCTTTATCGCGTCCACTACGTCTTGCACAAATGCTGTTGTAGCTAATTTAGTGCTGTCATCCGATGTAGACTGGGTAACCCCGGTCGTACCTGACGGCAAAGAAGGTGTGCCGGTGAATGTAGGCGACGCGAGGTCAGCTTTTGTAGCTATAGCTGTAGCAATATTGTTGAACTCCGTGTCAATTTCGGTGCCTTTAACAATCTTGGCAGCATTGCCAGAGGCCAAAGAATCCTTAGACGCGAAGTCTGTACTTTTCGTATAGTTACTCATGATACTCGCCCGTTCTTGGTGAGAAGTTCAATCTTTTGAATAGATAACTCCGAAGAATTAATATCCGCTTCATATCCTGTCTGCACAATACGCCCCGCGCCTGTGCCTTGCGCGTAAAGCGTTTGCAAAGCTACGCCTCCACTATATTGCGCTACCGGCACTCCGTTCGCACCATATTCAGCAATGCCGTACTCAGATACGCCTTGTGTGGGAATTTGCGCGTTTTGCGAGTAGAAATTTTCGCTAAAATCAAATGCCCACTTTATGGTGACAACTTGATTAGTGCCGCCAATCACAACAATACCGATCCGTTTCAATATTGAAGTAACAGTTTGATCACCTAAGTCGGATTGGTTAGTGTAGTAATACAGACGATAAGATTCCGTATCATCTAAGTAATTTGCGTACTTACCTATGTAGCCAGTTTTACCTATCAATAGATCGCCATTCCGCCGCGACAACAGCGCAGTAGGCGCGATGTCGCGCCATGTCGTCACTCTAGACGATCCATCCTCTAATACGCCGCGTGTGTCAAATACGTAAACAAAATTAGCCGTAGGAAATGTGACTAGATAGAACGCGTTGATTTCGGAGTAAACTGCTTTTATATTGCTTGGCGTTTCTCCTGATGCTATCTGCACAATATCGTTGCGCACATTTTTACTCAGGTCACGAAATGGCGCGGACTTCTCTTGAATCGTGCGTAATACTGACCGCACGCCACTGTTAGATAGAAACACAACATCCGTGTTGGTATTCTGTACCGAATCACGGGCAATGCAGCCTATACCACCTACCGTATCGTAGAGCGACATTGTCGACGGTGCTGTAGCGCCTTGGTACACAAGAATCTGGCGCTTACCGAAGATGAACAAGAAACCGTTATGCGCGGCCAACGCGACAATTTCGTCTGGCCCGTTTGGCCACACGGTGTTGACGTTAAGCGACCCTGCCGTGCCGGTTGACCATATATGGCCAGCGATCAAATCGGAAAAATATAATGTTTGTTTATTACCTGCCGTATTAGCCGCCCATAGCCGACCATAAGCAGAAATGACGCAGTCTGCTTGCGGTACGGTTGCAACGTAGCCGGTCTTCTCAGAAACACGGCGGTAAGTCGTGCTGCTAACCGCAGGATCATAAATTAACGGATCGTGGCCGGTTTGGAAGAAGTACGTGATGCCGTTTAATGAAGCGCACTGCCAATTGCTGGCGGTAATCGTTGGTGCAGTACCACCTCCGCCGTAAGTCAATTCAACAACAGCATTGCTGCCGTCTAACTTGAATAGCTTGTTATTGCCGGCAAACAGAATAGTATACGTCCCATCCGCGCCGACCAATTCGTGGATCACGCCGACGTTATTCGCGCCCAAGTTGCCGGAAGACGAATTAACTTTGGCCCAACCTTTACGCGCGCCGATACGACCATACTGGTCGATAACGCAGTTAGTGGCTTGCAAAGCAAACCCCATCGCCAAATCAAGCGGCGAATCTTGGGTGTTCAGGCCGTAAAAGCCTGGTGCAGAAATCGTATTGACCTGTAGCGCCTGGCTCATGTCGGCACAAACTCCTGCATTTCAGGAAAGCGTGTGGCTTCCAACGCTATATAATCAGACAGCATACTTCTGTAGAGCGCGTATGCTTCTGAAGAATTTAGGCCGCCATCTTCGCCACGCTCAACCAACGCTCTGGCATAAGCATTCTGCGTCACTAGCACGTCCGGCACCAGCACCATCGTCGAATCTGACGACAACGGCGCTTGCGGCACAGTCAAAAAGAATTTAATGGAGTAGACACCGTCGGGGCGGCCCCATAGCTGTACTTTAGCGTCGCCGCTGTTATCGACACCTTCGAAACAGTATTGTGTCGGCACGGAGTCTACAAACGGCTGGAGATTTTGCTTTCTGCGCATATCTCCAACTGAGATATTCTGCATCACGACGTTGGACGTCGTGTTTAGCGGCTCACTGCTGACGCGGAACTTCTGACCCGCGCCAGTCAAAGCGTATTCGTACACGCTCGCAGAAGTCGTCACCGTTATTTCAGTGCCGAGCGCGTTCCAATCGTAAGCGTCTTCGATCTGCCGTTTGGCGTCGTTAACGAATTTACCGATTAGCCCGGAATAGGTAGTAAGACCGACAGTATCGACCGTCTGCTCTCGCAGGCGGATCAGCACATCGTTGACGAGTTCTAAGTAGGTCATTTGCTTTTCGCCTTATTCCTTGCGGATATAGCGCTAGCTTTTGCCTTTGCGTCCGCCTTGGATGATGCGCCCCAGGCTTTCAAAGAGAGCAAGAGCCGTGTAGGCTTGCCATCTTTGTATTCCGGGCCGGGCATGTTGCCCATCCTGGCGAGAAAAGAAGCTCGTCGTGGGTTATCGCCGGCTTTAACCGGCGCTTTCAGGGTTCCCCCTGTTGCTGCATTATAAGACGCGCGGCCTTTGGCGTTCAAGCCGCCCTTAGGGTTTTGACCGGCTTTTCGCTGCCAGGCTGGAGTCTTCATTTCTTCCTCGCTGCCCTCATGTTGTCGATCAGGTTCGGGTAGGGTCGACCGGCAGCCTTGGCCATCTTTTTCGCCGCCGCCTTTTTGGTGGGCGACAACGGTTTAGATGGCCCTAGCCCCTTGGGTCGCTTTTTATCCCAAACGGGCGCCTTCATTTCTTGGCCTTTTTCTTGGCCAAACCGGCCATGCTAAGACCAATAGCCACCGCTTGTTTCTGTGGGTAGCCTTCTTTGCGCAGCTTGCTAATCTTGGCCGAAGCGGCAGCTTGCTTGCCTTTCTTCGTGTATG